AAGAAGTATTATCATTCCGATAACAGAACTACCTTCAACTTTCACCTGTGATGATATGTTTGCAACTAAAATACCTTGATCTGTTTTAGGAAATTGGCCGGGAGCAGAAGCAAAACTACCATCACCTCTAGGATTACCCGTTGCTGTACCTCGGTTAATTTGCTCTTTGGCATAACTTTCAACAACCAATGCTGATCTAGTGGTTGCCCTGATTACATCTTTACTAAAATCTTTAACTCTAGCTTTATTTTTTACTTGAACTTTTTTTACCCCTTTAAAATTAACTTTCATGTTGCTTCCCCTTCATTACACATCAATAGTAAAAATCTATCACGTTCATCAACATTTCTTATATGTTTGATATTAAAATTCCTTGCTTGATACTGGATACGCATATCCGTACCTATGTCACTGCGAAAACGCACCGTCACGTGGTGTGTTACTGTTTCTTGAACTTGACCCTGTCGGTACTTTTCAGACCCACTGACGGGCTTAATTTTTGCGTATAATTTTGCAAGTGTGGTATAAGTTTTTGCAGTACCACCCCCCGTATCACGGGCATAACTTGGTTTTTGTAAAGAAACCTGATGTCGCAATCCACCAACTGCCATTAGCCAATAGAAAGTAGAGAACTAGAACTCAAGCCCTTCATAACCACATAAGGTTGATAAAGTTTTTGCAAAGAGGGTGGGTAGCCAACAGAATTGTACATATCCCCCCTGTGTTCATAAAGGTGTGCAATGTGTTGCATCATGCCCAACCTTATTGGCTCTGGAACTTGAAAAGGAGATGTATAACCAGAGACATAAACAATCTTAATTGCATTAGCTACCCGTAAACTGGTTGGAAAAGTTTCACCATTTCGTAAGACGATTCTTGCAGGTTCTCTAGCATTGTCTAAATAATACTTACTACTAGCAAAAGTAGTTTCGGTATCTGCATCATTGAAGGTACTGACACTGGTGATAGATGCCACAGGTGGTCTAGCTATTGTTATATAGTTTTTGTAATAAGTAAGAAACGGTCCTTTTCTAAAACCTTCAAACAAAGGGTCTTCAATTTCATCATAACCATCTATAAATTGATGAATGGTTTGTTGCATCAATGATCTACCCAAGTGTTCTTCTGCAAACCTTCTAGCAGTCTCTATCATGCTTTGCAAGATTCTTTCATCAGTATTGTCTTCAACTCTCAAATAATCTTTCACCTCCTGTAGAGAAAGTGGTTCTTGTGTTGGTTCAGTTGCTATTGTTAAACCTGCCATCTAAAACACCTGTGTAATTATTTGTGAACCGATGATTAAAACATAGACACCTACAATCATGCCTTCAACTCTAGCAAATCTTTGACTACCAGATTCTAACCTCTTTTCTATGTTCTCATAACGTATTGCACAAATCTTCTCGTGTGAATCTAGGGCAACTGCTACGTCTGAGCTAGTTGGCTTTCTTTTTGGGTTTGGCATCCTCTACTTCCTCAGTTTTTTCTTCTTCTGAAGATAAGAGAGGTTTGATTGCCTCTACATAGTGCTTTTGCAGTATATCGTTCTGTTCTAGTTTGAATTCAGCATTAGTTTTTACACTTTGCGAATCCTTTCCTATAATTTCTAATTTAGCGTAGATTACTTGGGCTTCTTCAGACATTTCTGCTACCTTATAAGTAACCTCTTTGCCTTCTTCATCCAACAATCTCAACGTTCTTTCATCTATATTAGCTTCTGCCATATTTATCTCCTTTATCTAAAGTTAGTATCTGAATCATATCAAGGTGTGCTTTGTGAATCAATCATAGTCTGATAAGCGGTCTTGACCGCATCAGTCCAAGTTGCGTTAGCGATAGCTTGAACCCTTGCATCTTCTCCAGATATGTCAGTGTCACCCCAAGTATCACCTGTCTTGGTGCTTGGCACTACCACATGCCTATGAAAAGAACGATTAAGTTCTGTGCCATCTTCTTTTATTATCGTAGCAGTTCTAACTTGCACTTGACCCATTTCAAGTACCTCAATCTTATCTACTACTGTTTCTTTTGTTATTGCCATGTTTACCTCCTTACGGTTAAGATGTTGACCCAACAATTCCAACTTTTAAAGTTGAAGTACCAGAAGAAGACCCAGAATTTGTAAGTGTTAAAAAAGTACTACCAAGTTCTGCAAAACCATGCCTGTCAAATTGGTCAGGGTCTTCTGTCATTACTGATGATGTTCCTATGTTTGCGATTGTAAAAGGTACTCCTGAAAATTGAACATAACTACTAACATTAATATCGGCAGCTGAATTAGTGGCTACAAAACTTATAAAAACCAAACGTCCAATTTTAGTATAAGTGCCTGAGTAAGAAATACTTGTTCCACTAATTGCACCTGCATTAACACTAGGTGTCCAAGTACCTTCTTCATAATCATCTAAAGCGTTTGCTGTTGCTGTACCTCCTAAATAAGCGGCATTTGAAAGGTAAATATCTCTCCAACGATATGACGAACTACCTAGATAATGCAAGTTATCTTCTGGTGAACCAGTTTGGTCAGCTGGTAAAAGCAAAGCTCTACCATACCCATCAGTTGCTACATGAATACCACCATCTACATTATTAACTAAATATGGTCTGCCACCATTAGCACCAATACTTCCAACAGTTGAGTTGTCTTTTCTCAAAAGTGCAATATCACCATCACTTGTTCTTCTGTTTAGAATTAAAGGTGCATCCCCATCTCTTGTTGCTACAATGACATCATTTCTATTTAATTCAATTCCATCTGTTGCTGTGCCTTCTGCTGTTTTACCCACTAGCACAGTACCATTAGAATCAATTCGCATTCTTTCTGTATTTGCAGTATAAAAGTGCATTGAGTTAGCACTATGTGAAAATTCTATAAGGCCGGGATATTGGTCACTTGCACCTGTATTGCCATCAGCAAAAGCAAGACCACCAAACCCACTTGTGCCTGAATAAATAGTCATTCCAGCATTACCTGAACCACTACCTATTTCTAAATCATCAAGGGAAGCATTAGCAATAGATGTTGTGTGTTGTAAAAGAACTCTTTCACTACTATCAATAGTAATCGCAGTAGCATCAGAACTGTCTGAGATACCTGTGCTTAATAAACCTCTTGATACTTTTGTTATTGCCATCTTATCCTTCTAATGTTTCTACTCTTGATTTTAAATCATTAATAATAGTTTGTTGAGTTTCTATTAATTCTTGTTGTTCTTGTATAGCCTTGACAAGTAGTGGTGTAATTCTTCCGTAATCCATAGCTTGCATTTTTTCATCATCTTTTTCACCACTTACTGCATCTGGAAATATTTCTTGTGCTTCGTGGGCAATAAAACCTTCACTAGATTTGCCATCTACTTTCCAATCAAACTGAACTGGTTTTAGATTACTAACTCTATCCAAGCCATTTTCTAAAGGTTTTATATTTTCTTTTAATCTATAATCAGAACTAGTTAAAAAAATTGTAGCACTAGTGCTAGTATTAATACCACCTATGTAAGAACCGTTATGATAATTTAGGATTGAATTACCTGTTCCTGTAAAACTACTTGGTCTAGTATAAAAAAGTTCTGCACCTGTATTTGAATTAGGGTTAAATCCACAAGTTGGAGATGCGGTAGCTATTTCGGTTGAGTTAAAGCAAACTTGTCCATTTCCAAGAATACGCATCTTTTCTGATTCAGAAGCACCTGTAGTAGTTTTAAATCTTATGCTTGATGCTTGTGTACCACCACTTACATTTTCAGCTGCAAAGTCAATTCTGCCCATTGTGCTGAAGCCCGTTATTTTAGCTGCTATTCCCCCAATTTCTCCTACGGCTGCATTTCTGCTAAAGAATAAACTTTTTAAATTGGCATCGTCAGAATGTATATCTATAGCTAGAGGTACTGTTAAATTTGAAGGGGTACCTGAATATTCAGATGTTGTGTTTACAAGTACATGACCCCCAGAATCAACTCGCATTCTTTCTGCAGAACCATCTGCATCAACAAAAGCTAAACCATCTGCACCATTTAAAGTGGCTAGGAAAAATCTACTTGTTCCATTTTCTGAAAATTTTTGATAGGTTACACCACTTGATGCGTTAAGTTCTAAGGTGTTACCTGCACCATTTACTTTAACTGTTCCATTAAAAGTAGCTTTACCTGCATCTGACATATCAATAGTAAGAGCAGTAATAATACTTCCACCATCGTTGCCTCTAAAAACAATGTCTCCATCCTGTATACCTTGATTTATTCGCATATCATTACTGGACTTTGCTATATTTCCGAAAGTTGTTCCACCGTCTTTAAATTCTATTTCGCCTCCATCTGCATCAAGAATAATGTTCCCTGCAACGTTTAAGGTTAAACTGCCAGAAGATAAATCTATTTCAGTTCCGTCTATAGTTATGTTATCTACTACCACACCAGCGTTAGCTGTTAAGACCCCAGTAACACCTAAAGTACCGCCTATAGTTGCATCATCCGTAACTGTTAAATCGTCTTGTACTTTTAAATCTACAGCAGAAATACTTGCAAAAGCATCGACAACAGCAGCACCAGAACCTGCACCATCGGAATACACTACCTTAGTATCGCCAGCTGGTATGGTGACATTGGCTCCAGTGCCTTGGGAGATGATAATGTTCTGGGAACCGCTTGTGCCATTTTCTATAAACCAAAGTTTAGAAACAGTGTTAGGACCAATAGTTATAGTACAAGCCGAATCTAACGTACCTGTGTATTTAAGAAACATTGATCTGCCTGGATCAGTAGACCCATCAGCTATGGTTGTAGTATGAGTATCTGCATTAGTAGTAATTGCTTCCGTACCAAAACTAAATGCTTCAGCAATTAGTTCTAAATTAGTGTTAGTAACTGTACCCCAAGTACCACTAGCGTCACCAGTAGCCATTTCATTTAGTCTTAAATCGTTTACATATGTACTAGCCATTGTTTTTCCTCATTTTGATTATATTATGTTTTTTCATTCCTGTTAAGCAACTTCTTTATAATTAGGTGTTTGACTTGTATCTACTACGCTGTAATTAGGTGTTTGACTTGTATCTACTAAACCCCAAACATTAGCTCTTGGTTCACCAAAAGTACCTACGTTTCCTGTCGGTAATATTAGAGCTTTTGAAATTACGGTTTCATCGCCTAATACAGTGGTTCCTACGTTTCCAGTGACTGAAAGATTATTATTAGTTATTAAACTAATAGTACCTAATGCAGAGGTTCCCGCTAAACCAGTAACCGCAGTTACTGCCCCTGCTGTTACTGTTTCATCTCCTAAAGAAGAAGTAGAAGCTACGGCAGATACACCCGTTACTGCTGCTCCAGCAGTTATAGCGTTACCTAATGCAGTAGTTCCTGCTACTCCTGTTTCAGCAATTAATGCTGCTGCAGTGACTGTTTCAGCACCTAGTGCAGAAGTTCCTGCGTTTCCAGTAACTGCTTGTAGGGCTTTAGCAACTACAGTTTCACTACCTAAAGCCGAAGTTCCTACTAAACCAGTGACTGCAATAGTGTTTGAAGTTCTTTGTACAACAGTGCCTACGGCAGAAGTAGCACTTACACCAGTGACGACTACAGGAGCTTCTTCACTCCATGCACCTTCGCCCCAAGTGCCGCGACCCCAACCTGTTACACTGGACATTTAAACTACGCTATTCTTATAATCGCGTTACTAGCGTCAGCTGTTGGAAACTGTATAGTAAAGTCTCCATTAGTAGATGTTTTATCACCACCAAAAGCTAACACACATACGGCAGGATCACCTGAAGCAGTGTCGTTAAAAATTAACGCACCATTAGCTGTTACTGTAGCACTACTAAAAGTTAAATCAGCGAAATCAGTGAACGCAGTTGTACTTGATGTTGTTGGATCAACTCTAGTTAAACTTGCACCTTTAGCAGTATAGTTTGTACCACTAGCTTCGTTAGAAGTAGTATACGCTGTTGTGCCTGCACCTAAAGACGCAGAACTGGTATATAACGCTAATTTAAAATCATTACCGCCTGAGTTTTTAAAATTATGCACACCTTCCAAAATTTCTTGTTTGAAAGAAGTACACATTGCTTGAGATATTGCCATTACAGCCTCCTTATAATTTCAGCCATTTTACAATGACCTTGTTTTTCTAATAGACCTGCTACGGTGCTTCTATCAGAAGCAATAGCTTGTCTTATATACAATAAAACGACTTGTTCAATACTTTCTTTAAAAGCTCTAGCTTGAGCTTGTACTAAAGGATCAGCATTATCACTAACTTGAACTAAGCGTTCCATTATTCTTTCTGTCCAATATTCTGGACTTAATCCTGTGTTTTGCGTAGTTTTTACCGCTACGTCACCTACTTTTAACTCATACATTAGACATTCCTTGTGGGCTTATTTTTAAATTATCACTTCTAGCTTCATCTCTAACATCTTTAAACTCACCTAAAACTTTTAACATAGCTAACGCTTCTTGAAATTTTTGTTCATACATCATAACAGTTTCTGGAGAAGATTTCATAAACACTGCTCCTTCTACTAAAGTACCAAATAATAAAGCGTTAGGGGCATTATCAGATAACCAACTTTGATTACTATCACCCACAGTAGTTAATGAATTAGGTCGATAATTATAATGTAACTCTACGGTAAAATTATCGGAAGGCGTCGGAGCTATAATAAAACTGTCTTGATCAAACTGTGCATAAAATAATGGAGCACCTGTAGTAGTAGCGTTAGGTGTATAGTCTCTAATCCAGGAGACGTGTTTTAATAATAAATAACTATAATTACTGCTCGAATCTAAAACTGCTAAACTAAAAGGCGATAAAAAATCAGTCGGTTTAGATAAATACGGTGAGTTAGCTGATAATGTTCCTGTAACGTTTTTACGAAAGACAGGAAGTTGCACTGTTTTTAAAATACGTTCTTCAGTAGTTTGAATAAAATTATTTATATTATTAACAAACGTTGTTTCAGTATTATCTAAATAATCTTGTACTGCTGTTTTTAAACTACTATAAGTAAATCCTGCCATTATCCTGTACTCACGGTTACGGTGCCTACTGCTCCTATACCAAAAGCTCCTTCAAATTTAGTACCAATAGTATCGCTAGTTGCTAATAAACCTCCTGCTACCGTTACTAACCCTAATTGAGCTTGAGGTAAAGGTATTTCAGGTCTTGTTCTAGGTAATGCTTCTGCATCAACACTAACTGTTGGTGGGTCTAATTGTGGGTGTTTTGATTCGTATTGATCAGGACCTACTAAAAGACCGTTCCATGTTCTTTTCATATCTTTTAATTTATAACGAACTCCCGATATATCGCAGATACCGTAAGCGTATTTACCTGATGCGTATGACATTATATATACTCATGTTTTGGAACAATTTTTAACGGTGAACGGTCTTCATCGTAAGCTATTGCTCTGGCTAAATCTTCTTCGTATTGTTGTTTAAGTAAAGGTACTTTTTGAATATTCTTTTTTAAACAAAGATAATACGCTAACCCTGAAACTAAACAAGCAGCAAATCTAGTAGGTATATCTACGTCATTAACTTGTGCAGCAGAATCTTCAATAGTACGCCAAACATAGTAAATGAGTTTGTCAGTTGAGTTCTCGGGCGTTGGATAAAGATGAATAACAGGAGATTTTAAACGTTCTAACCAATACTGTGTGGGTCTAGCTTGGGTGGCTTTATTAGGAATACTAATATATTCATTACGGTCTATTCTTTCCATGACTAAATCAGTCACACTACTACTTACTGTTCTTTGAATATAAGCGTCTAAAACATC